GTCTTACGTGTCCATGTTCTGGGGGCGATAGTCCTCTTGTTAAGTATTTAAGTCAGGGACCCCTTTGAGCCTCAGTTTAGATTCCACAAGTGACGTTCAGAAATTACGTTTAGAGTTGCGTTTGAAGCAGCTTGAGCGTGTGGAATCCTGCCAAAATAATTTTTTACCATTTGTGAATGCTATGTGGCCGCAGTTCATTGCGGGTCGGCATCATCATTTGATTGCTGAGAAATTAGAGCAGATCGCCAATGGTGAGTTGAAGCGGTTGATCATTAACATGCCGCCGCGTCACACGAAGTCTGAGTTTGCGTCGTTTTTGTTTCCGGCGTGGATGATAGGGCGCAATCCGGCGATGAAGATCATACAGGCGACGCATACGACCGAGCTTGCGGTGAACTTTGGTAGGAAGGTTAAGAATCTTCTGGAGCAGGACGACTATCAGGAAATTTTTGATAATACGATCTTGTCGGCGGACAGTAAGGCGTCAGGGCGCTGGGACACGAAATCCGGTGGTATGTATTACGCGGTGGGTGTTGGTTCGAACTTAGCTGGTCGTGGTGGTGACTTGATTATTATTGACGACCCGCATTCGGAGCAGACGGCGATGTCGGCGAGCGGGTTTGAGAACGCGTGGGAGTGGTACACGGCGGGTCCCCGGCAACGTTTACAGCCGGGTGGTGCAATCGTTCTGGTACAGACACGGTGGTCTGAAAAAGACATGACGGGAAACTTGATCCGTCAAATGACTAGGGACCCCCATGCAGATCAGTGGGAAGTTGTGGAACTACCGGCGATTTTGCCGTCTGGCGAGCCTACGTGGCCTGAGTTCTGGAAGAAAGAGGAGTTGGAGTCTGTAAAAGCGTCGATTCCGCCGTACCAGTGGAATGCGCAGTATCAGCAAGCACCGACGTCAGAAACGCTGGCGATCTTGAAGCGCGAGTGGTGGAAGGTGTGGGAAGGCATCAATATCCCGAACTTGCAGTATGTAATCCAGAGTTACGATACGGCGTTTTCGAAACGCGAGACTGCGGACTACAGTGCGATTACTACTTGGGGCGTGTTTTATCCAGAAGAGGCTGGGGGCCCCGCGAATCTTATACTGCTCGATGCGAAGAAAGGGCGGTGGGATTTTCCGGAGTTGAAAGACATTGCGTTGGAGCAATACAAGTATTGGGAGCCAGAGACGGTAATTATTGAGGCAAAAGCCACAGGGACCCCTCTGACTCACGAACTGCGGCAGGTCGGCATACCGGTTGTAAATTTCACACCAAGCCGTGGTAATGACAAGTTATCAAGAGTACATTCTATCTCTCCGTTGTTTGAAGCGGGGATGATCTGGGCCCCGGACGAAAGCTGGGCGCACGAAGTGATCGAAGAGTGTGCTGCATTTCCGAACGGAACCCACGATGACTTGGTGGATAGCACGACGCAGGCGTTGATGCGATACCGTCAAGGCAATTTTGTGAACCTGCCCAGTGACGATTGGGAAGACAACTATGGACCGGCTCAAATGATTTCAGCGGCAAATTATTATGGATAACAGTTTTACTTTCGGAGAACGTTTATGACTGTCCCTGTAATGCTTATGAGGCTGTTAGCGGCGGCGAAAAGCCGCGCTATGAAACAAGGGCGCGAGTTGGCAGAGGAGTCTATGACTGCCGTCACTCGGAAACGTTTGGAAGCAAAACAGCGTAAAACGATTGATGAAATAAAAGATTTGCGACGTCAGATCAAAGAACAAACACCCCCGGACCAGTTTCCACCCGAAGGTTTTTCACAAGGCGGTCGTGTAATCGGACCGGGGCTCTCGGGCCTGTTGCGTGGTTACACACAGGGACCCCTTGCACGTGTTTCACGTGAAACACAAGAACCGGTAGGCATGCGCCGTGGTGGCGGCATGGGGGTACTGCCCGGCGAGATGGATTTCAGAGGATTTCCTCCGTCCTTTCCGGTTGGTATAGCAGCGCCTCCAGAAATTTTGCCTGCATACACTGTCCCTCCCCAAGCAGCGGAGCAACTAGCGGCACAAACAGTGCAACAACAACGCCCTTCTGATTTTACGGGTACATACAACGCACCTGTGGGCAGGTTTGGCACCGCACCAAACCAGACCCCGTTTGAACCGGGCATGTTGTTATACGAAGGCACGGACGTGTTACAAAGTCCGATCGCACCAACGCCAGCGCCTGCTCCTGTGGCTGCTCCTGTGGCGACCCCTCCGCAAACCACCGTTGATTACACAAACATAGACCCCGTAATACCAAACGTTCCTGCTGGAATGACCGTGGTGCCAAACGTGTCTGCCGGGATGACGGCGGGCGGTAGCGGTCAGAGCGGCTACGAGGGTTACACTGGCGGAAGCACCGGATCGACTTTGATAGAAAAGTATCAAAATCGCGGCGGTACACGAGACGATAGTATTGGTGACTCTGCGGACGCCCCGGCAGATCCAGTAGCCGCCGATCCCGTGGCTACTACGCCGGTAGCTACCACTCCTGTAGCAACGACGCCCGTTGCGGCAGCGCCTGTCGAAACCACTCCGGCGGCGGTAGCCGAAGCCCCTGTAGCCGCTCCGGTTGCAACGGTTCCTGCCGACCCTGTTTACTTGCCCCCTGCAGAGGTAGCCCCTGTGGTCGCTGGGCCATCTGCAGCAGAAATATTAGCCGCTGAACAAGCTGCAGCAGACGTACTCGCAGCACAAGAAGCAGAAGAATTACGAATTGCCCAAGCCGCCGCAGCGGCACAAGCCGCAGAACAAGAGGCTATTCGCATAGCAAACGAACAAGCTGCTGCCGAGCTACTGGCACAGCAGGAAGCAGAGCGGATTGCAATAGAACAAGCCGCAGCCGTTGAAGCAGAAAGACTTGCCGCCGAAACGCTCGCTGCACAAGAAGCAGCGGCACAAGCGGAAGCTACGAGGCTTGCAGAAGAGGAGGCTCAGAGAATCGCGGCAGAGCAGGCAGCCGCAGATGCGGCGGCAGCACAAGCGTTAGCCGACGAACAAGCTGCTTTAGAAGCCCTTGCGATTAGACAAGCCGCAGAAGAGGCTGCCGCTCTTGCCGCTGAACAAGAAGCCCTTGCAGCAGCCGAGGCAGAGCGTGTTGCAGCCGCCCAGCTTGCTTCAGAGCAATTGGCAGCACAACAAGCTGCACAGTTAGCCGCAGATCAAGAAGCAGCCGCCCAGCTTCAAGCCGCTGAACAGCTTGCCGCCCAACAAGAAGCAGATCGTATTGCAATGGAAGCACAGATAGCTGCCACGCCTGATCCCGATCCTATTTACGACGCACCTACACAGGGCGAGCTTTTGCAGGCCGCAGAAACTGCACAAGCAGCGGAAGCGCCATTATTTACTACACCGACAGAAGCAGACATGGCGATCGATCGAGGAGCGTATGCTCGACCGACCGGTCTGGGTCTTGCCGGTATTCAATCGTTACTCAATCGGGTGGACCTCGACGTAGCAGACACGATATCGCCATACACCACCGGATTCCCGACAACCCAAGGCATGGACATTCAGCGCACCTACATGCCGTTTGAGGGCACGGAAGAAGAGCGTGCAACAGGTTACACCATGCCTATCTACAAGCCCGTGGCGAATCAAACAATGCCGTCGTTATTCAGAACGCGCGACGACACTGGCGGCGTAAACACAGATGCGTTTACTGCTGGATCAGCGGCACCGGGTCCTGAATCTGGTATTGTGAATACCGGCGTACAGGGCACGGCCCCCGGAACATTTGGTTTAGAATCCAACGAGATGTACCAATGTCCCAATGGATACGTGCTTTCTTTCGAGAACGGAAATCCAATATGTAACTTAGTCGGCGGTGGTGGCCCCGGTAAAAAACGACAGGTGCCACCAGAGGTCATCGATATCACAGGTGGTATGCGATACGGCGGTGAGGTAGGCTTGAATCGAGGCATTGGAAGCTTTGGAGCTTAAATATGGCAAATGGTGATACCCCACCTGTTTCGTTGATGGATCGTCAAGGATTAAATCTTGACATCGAAGACTTGCAGGCCGTGGAAGTAGAGGCTTTGCCCGGTGATCTGATCACCAACGTAGAGATCGAGGGCATAGAAATTGTTCGCGAAGATGATGGTGGAGCGACTTTGGATTTTGATCCGTTCCGCAATCGTGAACGAGAAGACGATTTTTACGACAATCTTGCGGAGTTCTTGCCTGATTCGGTGCTCGCTCAAGTTTCTAACGAGCTTATGGAGCAATACAGCGCCAACCGTGCGTCACGACAAGATTGGGAAGACGCTTATTCCAAGGGCCTTGAGCTTTTGGGCTTCAATTACGAAGAGCGTACGGAGCCTTTCCTGGGCGCGACAGGTGTAACGCATCCCCTTTTAGCGGAAGCAGCGGTTCAGTTCCAAGCACAAGAGTTCAATGAGCTTTTGCCTGCGGATGGACCGGTTCGAACCACGTTCCTTGGCTCACAGACCACGGACAAGATGGATCAAGCTAAGCGTGTTCAAGACTTTATGAACTACTACA